AGCGGCGGCGGCGGCAGCGGCGGTGGTTCAACTATCACAAATGGCGGTAACGGCGGTTCAGGAATCATCTATGTCAGGTTCAAGGTCTAATCGTGGCGCACTTCGCAGAAGTTACCAATGGCGTTGTCCAGCGTGTCATCGTTGTATCCAACGATGACGCACCAACAGAAGCCGCAGGCAAAGCGTTCATCGCAAGCATCGGTCTTGCTGGTGAATGGGTGCAAACCTCGTACAACAATAATCCTGTTGAGGGTGCGGACCGTGGGAAGTTTGCTGGTATTGGTGATGTGTGGGATGGTTCTAAGTTTGTTAGTGAGGTAGCGGAATGACTCGTTCATACATGGGCTATGTCTCATCGCAGACAACTAGCACTGCGTATGTCCCTAATACGACATTTATAAGCATTGACTATTTGGTTGTTGCTGGCGGTGGTGGTGGTGCTGCTGGTGGTGGTGGTGCTGGTGGTGTTCGTTCGGTTACGGGCGACACAATTGGCAAAGGAACTTATGCTGTAATTATTGGTGCTTCTGGTGCAGCACAACCAGCAAACTGGTCACAGGGACAAAACGAAACAGGTATTCCACGCCAAACGGGTAACGGTGGAAATACTATTTTCAAGAATCTTGCCGCCACTGGTGGTGGCGGTGGTGGTTCGTTTACTTCAACCAACTCTGGTGGTTATGTAATAGCAGGATATTCTGGAGGCTCTGGTGGTGGTGGTCATGCTAACGGTGGTGTGATTGGTGCTGCTGGAACAGGCAACGCAGGCGGATATTCTCCAGTAGAAGGATTCGCAGGCTCTCAGGGTAGCAACTCTGGTGGTGACTGCCACGGTGGTGGTGGTGGTGCTGGTGAGGCGGGTGGAACTGATGGTCCACGCCCCAGTGCTGGTGGTGACGGTGTTCAGAACGCATTTCAGACAGGCAGTAATCAGTTCTACGGCGGTGGTGGTGGCGGTGGAAGTCAAGACAACTTGAATTCAGGCGCAGGCGGTGACGGCGGTGGCGGTAGTGGTGGTCATACTGGCGCAACAACGGGCACAGCAAACACGGGCGGCGGCGGTGGTGGCAATGTGGGCACACGCAACGGCGCAAACGGTGGTAGCGGTGTTGTGATTGTGCGATACTTGACTGCCGATGTTGCGGCAGCAGGTTTCACTAGTATTACGGGTGGAACGGTAACAAATGTTGGTTCGCATACGGTTCACACATTTAATTCAACTTCTGCATTGGTGGTGACCTGATATGGCGCACTTTGCCAAAATCAACAAAGACAATATTGTGGAACATGTTATTGTTGTTGCAAATGACGACTGCGGTGGCGGCAACTTTCCAGAGTCAGAACCTGTTGGTCAAGCATTTATTGCGTCGTTGGGTATTGACGGTGATTGGTTGCAAACAAGTTATTCTGGTTCGTTCAGGGGTGTTTATGCTTGCCAAGGAGCGCATTACAACAAAGTTTCTGATTCCTTCAGTTATACTCCATTAGATGCTGCATAAAAACTTACTTACAGAACAACATCATTCGTTTATACAGAGTGGTTTGTTATCGTCAAATTTTCCTTGGTATTACGAAACAAACATACATACTGGCGCATTAACCAGCGACCACAAAAACAACACTTTGTCAAGTGGTTTCTTTCATCGCTTTTACGATAACCAGCAACAAAATAGTCAATCATTTTATTTGGTGCTTCCATACATTTATTCGCTATTGGAAAAGAACAATATGGAAATGGAAACTCTTTTAAGGATTCGGGGCTTTTTATCAGTGCCATCTATTGAGCAACATGCTGGATTTCCTCATGTGGATATTCCAAATTTTTGTGAGTCTGGTGTTCCATATAAGACTGCAATTGTTTATATTGCTGGGTTTGATGGGGACACTATTTTTTATGACGAAACATTTGATGGTCGCACAACCCCAAAGCCCGAGGAATTGAAAGAAATTTCAAGGATTACACCAGAACCAAATAGTGGAGTTATTTTTGATGGCGACAGATACCACACTGGACTACTTCCAGAAATGAGCAAAGTAAGAGTCTTGTTAAACTTCAATTTTACAATTAAGGAGAAATCGGATGCAATTGAATAAGAAACAACAAGCCGCCCTACAATCGTACGCTCGCAGCGCACTCTCTGCGGTTGCTGCTGTCATCGCTACAGGTAACTGGAATCCCGAGGACATCTTTAAGGCTGCTGTGATTGCGGTGTTGCCTCCTGTGTTGCGTTGGGTGAACCCGAACGATAAGGCGTTTGGCAGAACGAAGAAGTCCCGATAGTATTATTCACACGCCGAATGGCGTGTGCTAGACTGGAGGAATGATGAAATTGTTGCTTGCTACTATTTTGGCGGTGACACCGATGAACAACCCAGAGGTGCGCCGACCCCAACATTGCCCAGAATATGCCTCGCTGGTTACTTATGTGGGGTTCCCTATTGACCAAAGGCGTGAAGCGCATCGTATTATGCACCGTGAATCACGGTGCCTACATCATGTGTTCAATGACAAGGACCCCAATGGTGGGAGTATTGGTTTGTTTCAGATTAATATGTTTTGGTGCAAACCGTCCCGCTATTTTTCTAAAGGCTGGTTGCAGCATCAGGGCATCTTGAAAGAGTGTGATGATTTGTATAATCCGTTGACGAATGTTCGTGCCGCTAAGGCTATTTATGACTATAGTGCTGACCGTAATGATTATGGTTGGCAACCTTGGTTGCCATAATGAATATTACGGAACTGCTCCACGAGAAGGAGTGGCGTTTGTGTCGTGGCGCAGACAATGCCACGGTTGACGAGCAGGTTGTTGCGTTTCAACATTTTTGTGAGAACTATTGGCATATTAAACATCCTTCCAAGGGGCGTATAAAGTTTGTGTTGCGTCCTGCGCAGGTTGAGACTGTGCGTACTTGGATGTCGGAACGCTATACGGTTGTTCTTAAGGCTCGTCAGATTGGGTTTTCTACGCTGGCGGCTGCGTATGCTTTTTGGCTGGTGTATTTTTTTTCCGATAGGTTTGTGATTATGTTGTCTCGGACTGAGCGTGAGGCGATGAAGTTGTTGGCGAAATCTAAGTATGGTTACAAGTTTTTGCCGTTTTGGATGCGTGACAAAGGTCCGAAGCAAACAACTGACCATCAACTTAAGATGGTGTTTGAGAACGAGTCGGCGATTGAGTCGCTGCCATCGGGTAGTGACCCTGCTCGTGGTGAGTCTGTCTACGCTGTGTTTGTTGACGAGTGGGCGTTCTTGCCGAACCCTGAGGAGGCGTGGGCTTCTATTGAGCCGATTGCGGATGTTGGTGGACGGGTAATGGGTCTGAGTACGGCTAATGGGTCTGGTAACTTTTTTCATCAGTTGTGGGTTGGCTCCCAAACTGGAGCCAACAAGTTTGCTGGCATTTTTTATCCGTGGGATGCGGACGGCGAGCGTGGCGAGGACTGGTACGAGGACAAGTCACGCAACATGGCACAATGGCAGTTGCATCAAGAATACCCTCGCAGTCCAGACGAAGCGTTTATTAAGTCGGGCAACCCCGTATTTGACATTGACCTATTGAACAGTTTGCCGACTGTTGAACCTGATGTCGGGTATTACCACGAGTATGCGGATGGCTCGCAGTCGTTTATACCGTCTGCTGATGGCGAGTTGTCGGTGTGGTCGTATCCGAACCTTGAGGGTGTTTATGTGATTGGAGCGGATGTCGCCGAGGGTTTGCAGCATGGCGACTACAGTTCCGCCCACATTATTAATGCACGCAACGGCGAAGTGGTTGCTCATTGGCATGGGCATTTAGAACCAGACTTGTTTGGTGAACATTTGGCGATATTGGCGTGGTGGTACAATGGTGCGTTGTTGGGTATTGAAAACAACAACCACGGTCTAACTAGCATTAAGGCTGCTCAACGGTTGGGTTACAAAAATTTGTATCGTACCCGCAAGTTGGACCGCATCCGAGCAGATACCACTGAGCAGTTGGGTTGGCGAACCACAACTACCTCTAAGCCGTTGATGATTGACGAACTTGTTGCCGCTGTCCGCAATGAAGAAATTGTGTTGCCTTGTGAAAAGACTATTGCGGAGTTGCGAACTTTTGTTCGCAAATCTAATGGTCGTATGACTGGCAGTCCTTATGATGACCGCACTATCAGTTTGGCTGTGGCTACCCAGATGTTAAAGTATGTGTGGTTGCCTGAGTATCAAAACCCGAATATTGTTCCCAAAAACAGTTTGATGTGGTGGGAATCGCACATTATGGGTGCCCCTACGGTTGAAAGAGTACCGTTGGGGGCACATAATATTCGGGTTTCTCGCCGTTTTTAGTTTTTGGGGAACAAACCCACCATAATTGTATGAATTTGGTTTGCAAATCCTGTTCCAAGGACTTCATTGTTGACGAAATGCCTCGTCGTGGCGAAGTTTGCTTCGGATGCCACATAAAAAGTGTCCGTTTGGGGTTCACCCAAGGCAGAGACGAGTTCCACGGACCCACTATCAAGGAACGGGCAGACCAAGCGATTAAGGATGCCAAGATTAATGGTTATAATCCTGAGCCTGTTGGGACTCGCTGGGTGTAATTATGGACCCAATGTGGATTCCCGTTATTGTGGCTGTAATTTCGGGTCCACTAGTGGTAGTAATACAAAGGTTGCGTAAAGAGAATACGATGCAGCACGCCGAAGGGCGTGCCTTGTTGGAACGGGTAGCGGATAAAGTGGACTCTGTGGGGCAAAAACTGGATGAACATATCGGATGGCATAAAGGTAGAGGGAAATAATGGCAAGAATGTCCAATAGTGACCGTTTGGCGAACTATCGCAAGAAACTGGACACCTCCAAGCGTTGGCGTAAAGAGGAAGGTTTTGACCAAATTTGGAAGCGCATGAGCGACCTGTACCGTGGTCGCCACTACGAATACTACAGCGAATCAGACCGCCTACTGGTAAACATATGTTTCTCAACGGTGAATGTTATCGTCCCAAGCATTTCGGTTAACTACCCCAAGATTACTGTTAATGCTGTCAAGCCTGAGCAGGCTGCTGAGGCGGTTATCGCTGAGGCTGTGGTGAACTATTGGTGGCGACATCAAAACATTAAAGACGAATTTAAGAGTGCCGTTAAGGACATGGTGATTTTTGGTCATGGCTGGATAAAGGTCGGCTATAGGTATGTTGAGGAGGAGGTTATCCCAGATGAGGATGACTCCGAAAATGTCCCCAATAATCAGGTGACTCCCCAGACGGTTATTTTGCAG